TCTTATTTTTCTTTAGATCATTGGGCGCATAGTTTCTCCGTATGGAGAGGACTACTCGGCTGCCTTCTTCTACAGTTACAATGTAGGGCAATTTTATTCCTGTTGGCTCACCATTAGAACCAACTTCTTCGAAACCTTCTAGGTCAAGATTAACATGACACTCTAACAGAGTATACACAGGTTCTTGTTTACCTGTCTTTTTAGTTCCGTCTAATTCTTTTTCTTTTTTATCAAGATCATTTTTTTCTACATGACCTGGTGGTCCTAATTCTACATCTCTGTAAAAACCATTGACCTGTTGTTTTCTTAATTCGTTTTCTGATATTTTAATTACATGAATTACAGACTCTGCATCCTCAATGCTTGTTGCAGTGTATGGCACAACTAATTCATCTGCTGGTACAAACTTTGATACTGCTCTGCCCATTGGCACATCGTAATAAACTTTTTTAAATGTAGAACCCGCAAGTGGTAGATGAAATAACATCGAGTCAAACTCTGCCTCGTACTCTTTCATCTGATCCATAATCAGATAATTCATAAAATCTTTTACACGAACCGCCTGTTGCTCTGTCTGTGGATTCTTTACACCTATAACCTGTGTTCTTACCGGTCCGTCTGCTGGTAATAATTCTTTGTATGCCTGTGCTTGAAACTGTGTTACTGCTTCAGCCAACACCGGGTGTGTTGCACCTGAAGCTCCCTGAAATGGTTCTGTTCTATTCTCGTATTTAAAACCGAGTAGATCTAATCCTGTGATGTAAGATTGCTCCCATTCTTTTCTTGATGCCTTGTAGTCCATATAGTTTTGAACCATTTCGTTTCCTACCGGTTCTAAAACATCATCAGGTAAAAGTTCTGCTAGATTATCAAAGTGTGATTCTGTTCCTGGTACGTTGATTGCACCTGGCTCGTAGTCTAATGTTACTCCACCATCCTCTTCTGGTATGACCTCGATCGGTCCTTTTTCTTCTACTGGTTCCTGAACAGCAACGTCTTGGATCTCCTGCTCTGAAGGGATCTTTTCTTGGTTTCTAGTGTTCGGGAGTCCTTTGTCTATTTCTGCCATTTAATACTCCTATCCTTTCTTAACACGTTTAAAGATACCTGGCAACCCCTCGTCTCCATGTGGAGTGGGTCCTGATATCGGTGGTGGGCCTGATTTTTTACCAATCAATCCACCATCTCTCGCACCTTCAAATGCAAGAGCAGATTGTTCGGCTCTTAACTGTTGTCTTTGTTCTGGTGTCATTGATTGTAGTTCTCTTATTCTATCTCTACTAAATTTACCTGCTTGGTATAAACCCTCACCAGCAAGAGTTGCAATACCAATAGGTGATGCTACTCTAGCTGCTCTTAACGCAAGTCTAGTTGGTAAACCTAAATTTAAAGCTTGTTGTATACCTTTTTGTAAAGCTCTATTTTTAATTCCCTTTGTTGCACCAATACTTGCCTTAACAAGTTCAGGTGCAAAAGCAGCCTCTGCTCCTAAACTTAATCTGCCTGCTGGTGTCGTTAAATCCAACCCACCAAGTCCAAGAGTTGTAGCCGCAACTCCAGTCGGAGTTAAAAAACTAGCTTGTGCAGTTCTCCCTAAAAATTTTCCAGCATCGGTTAAAAGTTGTCTGTCAATAGATCCTCGTTCTCCTTTTAAATCTGTTGTAGGTGCTTCAGCAACTAATTTTTGCAATTCTGGTGTTGAAATATTTTTTACTTTTTCAGGAACTTTTATATTTTTTGCAATACTTTTTTTAAAATCTACACCAACAGGATTAAATTTAAAATTAAAAATTTGTCCATTTTCATCAGGCAAAGGAACAATTTCATTAAATCCAATTAAACCATCATATTTTGGTCCTAATTTTTTAACTCCTTTTTTAACAATGTCATTTAACTCTTTATTTATTTCTTTTAATCTTTTAAAAGCATTTTTTCTATCACCGTTGTAATCTAGTAAAAATGCCTCTTCAGTTAAATCTTTAATTGGTTTATCAAATTGTGCCATCTCTTTATTCATTTGAGCATTTATTACAGCAAGATCTCTTGTGTTAGTGTCAGGGCCGGCCAACGAAAGAGGAAGCAAGTGATGAACTTGATATCCCTTTGGAGGTTTGTATGCTATATTTGTCCTACCCTCTTTCACTTTTTGAATATTTCTTCTCTTATCTATTTTTTCTTGTATTTTTTTTCGGTCAGGTTTGACAACACCTTTTTCTACTTTAGGTGGAGATTTTGCAACTCTTTGATCTCTGACTTTTTTTGCCTCATCCAAATCTGTTGTGTAAAAAGGTTTTTCAGTTACCATTTTTTTATCTTTCATTCTTTGAACTGCAACTTGATAAGTAACACCATTAAATTTTATATGCTTTTCCCCTTTAACTCCTACGTATTTGCCTCTTTTAGGATTAGGAGATTTTTTAAATTTACCCTCTTGAATTCCAAATTCTTTAAGTTTTTCATCTCTAAATTTTATTACATCTTTTAGATCAGTATCTGCAGGAAAAATTTTTGTAAAATTTTTTCCACCAGCTTGAGTATCAAATCTAAATTTAGGATTAGTAAAGTCTGTAACCGGAGCTGTTAGTCTTATGTTTTTAGGAAGAGTTTTAACATCTTTAACTTGTCCTGCTTTTTCAAACCCGATCCGTCCACCATCAGCTTTGTTTATTGGATTACGTCTCATAAACGCATTGATTGCATCTATCTCTTTGACAACTGGTTTTGGATCTGGTCTTGCGATATCTGATGCAAACTTAATTTGTTTTCTAACACCTGATCGAGTCAGGTAGTCCATCATCTGTTTGTATTCTTTTGGAGTCATTACTCTCCTAACATTCTAGCGATACCACCTGATGCAAAGTCTGGCTCTGGATCTACATCAAGCATCTCACCCTGTCTTCGAATTACAGCATCCATTTGAGCTTCAGGATCTTCTGTTATAGCTTCAGCTTTATCTCTTCTTTTTTTGTTTTGCACAATCTCTTTCATAGTGGGTTTTTGACCTGTTGCATATTCTTTTAGTTTTGATACGTCTGAATTAAGATCTCTGATACTCGTACCACCAACTTCATCAACATCTATTTCAAAATCATCGCCATCAGGTGATCTACCACCTCTACCAACCGGACCTGACTCCGCTGTAGTAAACTCTGCTGTTGGTCTTGGATCACCCTCATCAGGTAATGGTTTTTTGTATTCTAATTGTACATCATCACCAAACACGTTCTTTTCACTTTGATACTCGACTCTTACAGCACCATCGTCTATGTCTTCTGTAACTCGGACTACTGAACCATCGTTAAGTGTTTTCTGGTGAATAGATTGTCTTTCACCTGTTGCAAATTTTTTAGTGACATCATCACCTTCTCTGATAACTTTATTAACTAATGCATCAAACCATTCTGGTTTGCCAGCAACATCATCTGTTTTAATCATAGGCACTTCTTTCATAGTCTTACCTACTTTAGCTAATTTAAAAAACTTACCAACGATAGGCACAGCTGCCATACCACCAAGTAATTTCAAGAAAGTTCTTCTGGTCATACCATCTTTGAAACCTGCACGTCCACCTGTTGCCATACCATCTGGATCAAATTTCTTTTTGGTCAAACCTTGGAATGCTTGATCATATAAATCTAATCTTTCTTTTGTTGGAAGATCATCATAAACCTTACCCATACGTTCTGCTAGATTCTCCGCAACTAATTCTGCATCAACTTTTCTGTCACCAGAGAATCCTGGTGATGCATCGTCGATCGCATCATCAATCATCTTCTGTCTATTTTTTATTCTAGCGATACCTTCTTTATTTTCTCTGCTCAATCTTTCTGCGATCTCTGCCTCGGTCTCTGCCTGCTTGCCTCCCATAATTTTAGATCGTGGATCTATCTCTTTACCCTCTAGGTCCATAATCTTTGCGGATTTTGTAGACGTGATTCCTTTCTCAACCTTTGGTCTATTATCTATCATGTTGAGAGCATTCTCAACTTGATTAGCATTTTTTAATGAGTTTGGGTCAACACCATTACGCATCAATCTTTCTGCAGTCATGGCCACATTAAAATCAACCAGATCTTTTTTAGGCATTGTTTGAACGATTCCGGTTTGATCCTTCATCATTGTTCGTAATACCCATTGTAGAATTGCCTTCATTATTTCTTACCTTTTAATTTTTTAAGTCTATCAAAATAAGGACCTGTCTTTTTATCAAAGTCAGATACCATAACATCAGTATATTGATCTAAATTATATGGTTCCTGTTCGGGTTTTGCTCCTGTCTTTTTTCTCTGTTTTTTTAAAT